TGGCTATTATTTAATGTTTCAAAGTAGCCAAAGAGTGAACTATTCTATTCCTTTGTTTTTACCTTTGGAAACAAGTAAGCCATAATAAAATCTTGTATGCCAAGCATGGCAACATCGCAGCTCTCATCTTCCGCTAACTCATTTATATAACTTGCTATGCTGCCTATGTCATCCAAGTGGTGCATTGAACCGCGCCAAATAAATCTTATCTTATCTTCTATCTTAGGCACTGGCATGAATGGTTGAATGATTGGATTCCAACCGTTATTTATAACCGTACTTGCAATGCCTTCGTGATATGGCATATAGTATTTTTGCAAGGCATCGGTAGAATAAATAATGTGGTCAGCAAAGCCAAAGCAATCCTCGACCGTTTTTCTCATTGCCTCATGGCTTAGTCCAATGTGTGCAGGATTAGTGCGTGTTGTTTCATGTAGATTATCGTCATGGTCAATAATTATCTTCTTACCCATTCTTTTACACTCTCTTAGCATATCAAAGTATGCCATGCCATTAGGAGACTTAGCCACTACAACATCAACATCCATTAAATCATACCACTTTGCCGATTCAATCGCAAGGTATCTTATATCATGCCCCATGTAGGCATAGCAGCCAACCGTTCGATAAAAGTCGGTAGCTGGAGAGTTGATGTTTGTAAAAATGGCTATTTTCATCGTGTTAGGTATATTTCTTCCCAGTTGCCTGTTTGCTCATTACATTAAAAGATTTTGTTATCATGTTATGTAAATTGAATATTACCAGAACCTTCTAAAAATTCATATATCTTTTTTCCTCCTGTTGTTAAAGTTGGTGTAACTGCAACTCCTGTTCCATTTGTTTTAGTTCCTGTACCATTTGCTTTATAAAATAATCCAACTGGTACAACAACATTGCCATTTGTATCAGGATAAGAAATAATTACAATTCCTGATCCACCAGCACCTCCATTACCATTTCCTGTATTTGTACCACCACCACCGCCACCAGCTCCTCTATTTAATGTGCCAGGACTACCATTAACTCCAGGTCCGCCACCAGCACCACCTATTCCACTACCTCCAGCACCACCAGCTCCAGTATAAGCACCACCACCTCCACCTGCGGCATATATTAAACTTGTTCCAGAAATACTATTAGATAAACCCGAACCACCAGCACCACCAGAGGTTGTAGCATTTGAGCCAACCGTATTAGCACCACCACCACCAGCACCGCTATCATTTACTGTAGCAATTCCACCATTTTTACCTTCAGATGGAGTATAATTACCAATATTACCTAATCCAGCATTTCCAGATACAGAATTTGCTCCATCATATGCTGCACCACCTCCAGAACCACCATTTCTACCATTATATAAACCCACACCAGCAGCACCACCACCACCGCCACCATTAGATATAATAGAACCTAATAATGAATTATTTCCATTATTTCCTTGACTTGCAGCTGTTACCTGTGATGGTCCACCTTCACCAATAGTAACAAGATAATCTACATTTTTATTAAAAGATACATTACTTCCAGTTCTATAACCACCAGCACCACCACCACCAGGAGCGGCAAAGGCAAAATTTGTACTTTTTCCACCACTACCACCTCCAGCAACTACAAGGTAATCAACTAATAATACAGTTGTTAACGTCGCATTTGTCACCGTTGCCGCTCCCGTTACGCTTGCCGCCATGTTTGCCGTTCTTATAACACTTGCATCCGTCAATGACCCCGATGCCATTAATGATGATACAAAAGTAACTCCGATACCTGCCTCAACGCTTGTCTGTGCCGTTGCAGTCATTTCTGCAGATATGATCCTTGTTATCTTTCCATCAACCGTTGTCTGTGCCGTAGCATTTAACTCCGCATTGACTGTATAGGATAATGTAGCATTTGCCGATGTGTTAGCCGTAGCATTTGCAGCTGCGTTAACTGGTATAGTTAACTGTGCAGCACTTTGTGTGTTAGCCGTAGCCGTTGCACTTGCCTCAATGACTTTAGTAAGCGTAGCGTTTAATGCAGTTGATGCACTGGTAGTAGGACTACTTTGCATTGTAACTGTCCGCTTAATTTCAGCCGCAACAGTGCCTAATGCATTTAATGCAGCATCTACACTAACAGAGCCTTGTGTTACAACGTCAACATCAACCGATGTCGTAGCACTTGCATTTAATGTGCTTAATAAAGTTTTACTCACTAAAGCACTTGCCGATAAAGTAGCATTTGCATTTAGTGTACTATTTATATTTATAGCTTTTGTTACCGCAGCAGCTAAAGTGCCGTTTGCCGTAACATCGCTATTTATTAATATCACTTTTGTAGCACTGGCAGAAAGATTGCCAGATGCGGAGAGAGAAGCAGCCGCCAAGACTTGACCTTGTTGGCTAACTGTTAATTCAGCGTTCGTAGTTGCTATGGCATTCATAGCAGCAAGTACATTGTGTATCACTTTAATATTGGATGATACATTTGCATTCGCTGAAAGGATGGCAGCAACGGAAACGCCCGTAATAATGTATGAATCGTAGAACTCGCCTTGAAAACTTATAAATCTTCTATCGTGACTTACCTTTATATTTCTTACTTGATATAACTTCTCATTCCAAATAATACGACTTTCTTCATCTATGCCTGTCGTATATCTTATAGTAAAGTCGCTTATATTTTTAGCAGTATTCTTTCCATCAATCACCGTTTCATTTGAAGGAGGCAACTTGCTTTCTGCATTTGCCCAAACGGTAGATAAATCTGCCCATGACTCGGAGGCATAGCCTGTGTCTGATTTTGAACGTGTGACATTTTGGATAGTTATCCGATCACGCATTCGACCAATAATTTCATTCTTATTATACTTCATTTAGAAATATTGTACGCGATATTGGTCAAGTAAATATTGAGATGCAGTAGGTAATTTTTTAACGTAATCTTGTCTATTCTCGTAGGTATCGGCTATCATTAAAAGAATAGCTTGTCTTATTTGGAATGGCACACCGCTACTTTCTGTGTCGTATCCAGCAGTATAAGTAATCGTAACATCGTTTATATTCCCGTAAAGTGTAGGCCATGTTTTTCCGTAAGCAAGAGATAGCCGTGCTGGTTTACTAAATGTGTCAACGACATAATTAGTCGCTGCGAAGGTTTGCGTAGTATTTTGGCTGTCTGCGTACTGGAAATTAGTAACGGCAATAACAGGAGATACACTAAGGTATAAAGTAGGATTAGATAACCTATCAAACTTCTCTGTTATTGTTTGTGTAATTAATGCTTGGTTTAAATAACTCTCTGCCACCATTCTTGCACCTTTTATAAGAGTATTTAACATTGAATCTTCGTTAGAATCATCAATCTTTAAATAGCTTTTAACCTCGGCAAGAGTCCAAGGTTCATTAACAGGTGCAGTAGTTACTTTCCAAGCCATTTGATTATATTTTAAAATGGAGGACTATATTTCAAGTCCTCCAGATTAGATCCCCAATGAAATTACAGATTCTTGAGGTGCTTAATTGCAGCCGTATTAAGCAATTTGCCATCATAACGAGCATACATTAAGAAACCTATTTCCATCTCATCCATGAAACGCTCACGCAATGGCACAAGGACATTGTTCGCAACAGCACGGATTATATACTTACTCCAATCTCCAAAGAAAATAATCTTTGCATCAGCAGCCTGTGCAGATGGTAAATCATTGTTCACAAAGAAATTGTAACCAAGCAATCTGTCTGGTGTACCTTCTCTAAGTGATGGTTGGAATAATGGATTATTTGCAGTATCAAAGTTTAACTTCCTAACCGCGCTCAAAATCTGGTCGTGCATCATAAATGCAGCAGATGGTGAGTTACGGTAAGCAATGTCAACTGAATGAACAAGGTCAACCAAGTTAGCAGCAGTAAACGCGCCAGTAGATGCAGATTCTACACCGGAAGGTGCAACATCTCTGAAGCCTGTTGGTTTACCAGAGCCATCACCGGTAGTAAATGCAGTGTTTAACGCTCTACCTAAACGCTCACCTAACATGATTGGTAACTCACTGTTCAATAGACCAAACTCGTCATTTGCCCATTCAACAGATACTTTTACCAATGTGTTACAAACGTGAGCTGCAAAAGTTTCTCTTGTAAAGGTCATGTCTTGAACAGTTACTGCCGCTGCCTCTGTATGCCAGTTAGCAGCCGTGCCTGTATCATTTACCTTTGGCCAGTACAAAGTACCTGCTTGTGGAGTAGTTATAATACGGCTAACTTGTAACATTGGTCCGTAGTAAGCCATTGTTCTTTCCAATTCGTTAGAGAACTGGTAAGGAATAACATAACCACCTGCCAAGCCAGTCTCCGCAGTAGTAATCGTTGCAGTACCACGCATTTCACGAAGTAAGCCGCGCTCTGTGTTGTTCAACTCTCTCTTAGCAATCGCTTTCATGAACGCAGCCGATCGGCTATTTCTATACGCAATGTCCACAGAGTGAACAAGGTCAATTAAATTGCCAGCAGTAAACGCGCCAGTAGTTGCAGATTCTACACCGGAAGGTGCAACATCTCTGAATCCTGTTGGTTTACCAGAACCATCACCAGTTGTAAATGCAGTGTTCAACGCTCTACCTAAACGCTCACCTAACATGATCTTT